AGTATCGTTCGATGCTAACTTCTCAGGTATGGGATATCAGGACTTGCGTCAACTTTCTTCAACATCAACACTTTACGCAACAATGTTGATGGAAGAACGCATGATGCTTATGGCTCGCGGAACTGCAACTGGTTACTCAGGCGCACTTTCAGCACCAACACCAACCGTTACCGCAGTTTCAGCTGGTACTGGTCAGGTTGCTCTTGCTAACGCTACTTACTACATCTATGTAACTGCTGACGCTGGTATCTCATCATCAGGTTTTGGTGAATCCATTGTTTCTTCAGTTCAAACACAAGCAACTTCTTCACAAATTTTGAAGATTGTTGTTTCTGATATTGTTGGCGCACTTGGTTATAACGTTTACATCGGTACAACTACCGGAACTGCTAACGCTAAGTATCAGGGTACCTTCAAGGGTAATACTGCTTACGTTGCTGGTGCTGGTTCAGCCGTTGTTGGCGACACCATCATTTACTCAACTTCAAGCGCAATTCTCGCATCACGCGCAAACGCAGATACTTCTGCTTACGCAACTGGTTATGACGGAATTTTGCCTACCGTTCTCGGTCCAAACTCTGGTGCTTTGAACGACATTAACTCCACATTCTCAACATCAAACCCTGGTGTTGAATATCAGAACGTGTTCTCCACAATGTATGACGCTGTAAAGGCTGACCCAGATGAGATTTTCCTCAACGGTTCAGACCGCAAGCAGTTGTCAGACGCAATCAAGAACGGCTCAACTGCTAACTACCGTCTAAATCTTTCACAGAATGAAACAGGCGATTATGTTGGTGGAGCAGTTATTGGTGGACTTCACAACGAAATCACAGGAAAGTTAGTTCCACTAACAGTTCACCCTTGGCTTCCACAGGGCGTATCTCCTGTACTTTCTTACACACTTCCAATCCCTGACACAGAGGTTTCTGATGTATGGGCGAACTTTATGGTTCAAGACTATATGGGCATTCAATGGCCCGTGACCCAGTTCGCGTATGAATTCAGCACATACTTCCGTGGCACATTCTTCTGTACCGCTCCTGCTTGGAATGGCGCAGTTTCAGGAATTGTTAAGGCGTAGTTGATTCATAATTAAGTGGCGTGAAGGAAGGCTCACGCCACTTATTTTTAGAGAGGCAAACAAATGGCTAGAATGATTGCTCCGCAAGGTATGAACTCGTTATCAGTAACGGATTCAAAAGGTCGTGAACGTGTTCTCCGTAGAGATAAAGATGGAACATTCCACGTTAACAATCCCAAACTTGCTAAGAAATTAAAACAAGAAGGTTTAGGCGTAGCAGGATTATCTACGGTAACAACTGCCGAAGGTTTTACTTGTATTGAGTGTGGCTTTGGTAGTTTTTTCCGCAAATGTAGCCGTTGTGGACACGTTAACGGAACACCCGAAAGAGATGGGGAATAATGGCAACAGGACTTAATCCAGATACATATGTGGAAACCAGTTACATAACCGTTCAAGAATACAAAAACGCCCCAACATCTATTGACTATGACAATTTGGTTGTAGGCGGTAACGCCGCTGCGCAAGACGCAGAATTAGCAAACGTTATTCTTCGCGCTTCTTCATATATGAACGAATACTTTAACCAGAATTTGAGCGCGGCAACTTACACAGAAACGCAACGGACACGTTTCACGTCAGAAGGTTATTTAGCGTTACACCCAAACAATGACCCAATTATTTCGCTTATTAGTCTTTATTACGGCACAACGCCTAACTCTTTAATAGCACTTTCCGACCCAAGTATTGCTTGGTTTGAAGAACAACAACTTATTATTCCATTATCAAATATGGCAACTTCTTATTCTTCACAAGGTCCACTTGCTTTTGGCGGTTATGGTATTCCGCGCCAACAAGTATTTGTTAAATACACTTACGATAGCGGATATGTAAATAACCCAATCGCTACTGCTACTGCGGGACAAACTTCATTAACGATGGCAGACCCAACAGGTATTTTAGCGGGAGATATATTCCGTATCTATGATGGCGCAAATACAGAAACAGTTCAAGTGGCAAGTAATTACATCTATGGTTCAACAACCGTTTCGTTAACGTCTGCTCTTAAATACACACACGCCGCTGGCGTAACACTTGGTAATTTACCTAACGCCATTAAGCAAGCCTGTATTATGCTCACAACTGCGTTTCTTAAAATGCGTGGTGATAGTTCTATGACTATGGGAATTACAACTTCCGCAAACGCAAATATTGGTGGCAATTCTCGTTACGGTAATGAGATTCAACTTGCGCTTGAAATTTGCGATAAGTACCGTCGGGTTCGCTAATGGCAGGTCGCGTTGGCGTTCGCGCTACTTTGGCTACATTTCTCAGTACTGGAAGCATTACTGGGTTAAATCAAGTCTTCACCTCTTTTCCAAAGCGCATAAATTTCCAAACTAATTCCAGCGCAGGGCAATTATCTCGTGCGGCAGTAGTTGTATTTATTTCTAGCGAGCGCGAAAACCGTCTTGCTATTGGTGGTGCTACTAACGGTTGGAAACGTGTTGATTACTCCATTATTTTACAAATCTTCCACCATTCGTTACAACGCGATGCGGAAGACGCAATGGCTGATTTTGACGTACTTGTAGATGCGATAAAGACACGATTACGTTCCGACCATACTTTTGGCGATACAACAGGTACATTAGTTTGGCAAGGAGCAGAACCAGTAATTACCGCAAATTACGGAGAACCGAAAACTATTGCAGAAGGCGCAACAGAAACATACGCTGAGTTACAATTTGATGTAACACAGATGATTAACGCATAGGAGAAAAAATGGCAACATACATATACAACGGAGAAGATGACCGCGAATTTCCCACGCTCGGTATCACCGTCAAGGCAGGAGAAACATTTGACGCGCCCGATAATTTTGTTGCGTACAATGTAACTTCTAGTAGTATTAAGAAAATAACCGCCCCCACAACAAACACGGCACCAAGCGCCCCAACAGTAGGAGAGTGAAATGGCAGTACAACCTTCCGTCAAATCGTTTCTGGGATTAGCCCTAGAAACAACTAAGGGAACCGCAGTTGCCGCAACTGATTATGTCCCAATTACACAAAACAGTTTTAAGCCCGTTGACATTATTGCGCCGTTGTACGATAACGGTTTGCGTGGTTCAATGGTTGAAAATTACAACTATGTACAAGGACGTCGCCACACCGAAGTTGACTTTGGTGGTCCAGCATTTGCCGACACTATTGGATACTGGATTGCTGGTATTCTCGGTGATGTAACAACAACAGGCGCAAGCGCACCTTATACACACGCAATTGCTCTAAAGAACTCTGTTGCCGCCGCTGGCGATGCGCAACCAAAGGCTCTAACAATTACCGATTACTACTCTGCTGGTATTCGTCAATATCCGGGCTGCCAAGTTCACGAACTCGGACTTACATTTAACTCTGACGGAATGTTGGAATACACCACAAAGGTAACTGGCTATCCATCAGCAACAACAACCGCACCAACACCTTCATTCTCCACACTCGTACCTACTCAGGTATGGACTGGAACTGTAACCGTTGGCGGAACTTCTATCTCTAACTCCATTACAGGTAATCTCCAACTTTCTCGTAAGGTTGACCCAATCTTCGGAATTGCGAATACCCAAGCACCTTATAGCGTGTTTCTTGGCGCACTTACCGTTAAAGGTAAAATCACTTTTGTAATGGAAGATGATACGCAACTTACAAACTTCATCAGCAATACACAACCAGCACTTACTTTTAACTGGTCAACTGGCGCTGGTTCTACTGCTACACAAATTCAATTTACTGCTACAAAGTCTGCTTACACCGCGGCAATGATTGAGCGCAGCAAAGATTATGTAGAAGTAACCGTTGATTTTGAATCACTTGGTAACACCACAGATGTTGGTGCTACATCAGGTTATTCACCAATCAAGTTCACACTAAAGAACGCAAAGGCTTCTGGTACTTATCAGTAACAGAAACAATGTTGAGTAGGGTGATGCGCCGCCTTCCCGCTCCCCTACTCAACCTATTAACAAACCGCGAAGGCAAATACGGAAGGAAATACCGTGAGTGAACAAGTAACGCTACCAAGTGGCGCAACCGCAACGTTGCGCGACCCAAATACATTAAAAGTAAAAGACCGTAAAAAGATTTTTGCTAACGCAAATGGTCAAGAAGGTATTATGCAAGCGATGTCTTTAACGGACGGAATTATTGCTTGTTTGGTAACTGAATGGTCTTTTGATTTAATCCCGCCTTCAATCAAGATTGAATCTCTTGATGAACTTTCAATGGCTGATTATGACGCGCTTTCAGAACACGCCGCAAAAGCACAGGAAGTTTTGTTCCCTAATGTCGCAAAGACATTGGAAACAGAGGCAGACCCAAAAGCGGATACCGCAAACTCCAAAGATTAAAAGATTTACTTAATGGCGCAGACAGAAATGAACACTTTGATTATCCAGAAGATGAGTGGACATATTTTGTTTGCGCTAAAGAGTTTGGTTGGACACCGCTAGAAACTGACGAACAGCCAGCAGGTTTGGTATCGTGGGTTCTTGCCATTAACGGATTAGTAAAGGAGATTGAGAATGATAGTAACAAACCTCAAACTCGTTAAAAAATCTGTTGATAATATGGGTTTGCGTTTAGACGTAAGTGTTAGAAATGCCCGTGATGAAATGATGACTGCGATGATTCAGTTATCACAAGAAGAAATTAAAGGACAAAGACCAGCGGGAGAAAAGGCAACCGCTGGTCAACCGCCTATGAACCGCACAGGTAATTTGCGCCGTTCTATTCGCGGAGAAAAGTTTCAAGAAGGATTTGCTAAGTATTCTGCGATTGTTGGACCAACAATTTCTTACGGACGCGCGGTTGAACTTGGCGGAGAGTATGCGCCTCCATCGTGGCGTGGTACAACCGCTATGAAGGGTTTCCCATATATGACCCCTGCTTATCAAAAGTTTGTTGGTTCAGGTTTGATAAACCAAATTTACACAAAGCATTTGGCGGGTTTCTAATATGGCTGGTTTTCTTCCTCCTGTAATTATGGAAATACAGGCAAATGCGACAGAAGCAATTGCCTCTCTCAAATCTGTTAACACAGAATTATCTTCAATGGAAGCCCGCGCAACTGCGGCTGGTACTTCTTTAACTGGTATGGAAAAAGCGTCAAAGGTCGCATCTGTTGCGTTAAATGCGCTTTCTATTGCTGCCGTTGGTATTGGTGTTTTAGCGGTTAAAGCCGCCGTAGATTCAGAAGCCGCATTTGCGCGTCTTGATACTGCTCTTAAAAATAGTGGTAACGGTTCTAAAACAACGCAAGAACAAATGCAAAAACTTTCAGAAACAAATACAAAACTTGGATTTTCAACCGTAGCAACTGCTGGCGCATTAGGTACTTTAGTTACTGCTACTGGAAGTACCAAAGATGCAACAAAATTACTTAGTACCGCTATGGATTTGGCGCGTTATAAGCACATATCTTTAGAAGAAGCGTCAACAATTCTCGCTCGCGGTACACAAGGTTCTGCTAAAGCGTTTAAGGAAATGGGTATTACGTTAGATACACATTTACCTAAACAACAAGCCATTAACAAGGCTATGGACGAATTAAACCAGCGGTTATCAGGACAAAATGCTGCTTATCTTAAAACATTTGGCGGACAAATGGCTTCGCTTGGTGCGCAAGCGCAACTTGTTGCTGAAAAAATAGGTAATGTTCTTATTCCAATTATTCAAGACATACTTGGATTTATTCAACGCTTTGGTAAAGAGTTACTAATTCTTGGCGGGGCTATTATTGCCACGGTTGCCGCTTTCAAAATTTATGAAACAACAATGGCACTTTTCAAAGCCGCACAAATTGTTTATATTGCTTTTACCAGCGGTATGACTGCCGCTCAAACTGCGCTTACATTTGCCACAGAAGGCGGAGCCGCCGCTACCAAATCTATGACGGCAGTTCAATGGGCATTAAATGCGGCTATGGAAGCAAATCCAATTGGTTTGATTATTGCTGGTGTAGCCATACTTGTTGCGGCTTTGGTTGTTTTGTGGAATCACTGCGAACCAGTGCGCAAAATTATGATTGACGTAGGCAAGTTTGGCGTTGAAGCATTTGGATTTATTATCAAAATGGTTGGTATTGCCGCAACGTCAATTCTTAAATTGGTTACTGGACCAATGCGCACAATGCTTTCTTTGTTTTCGCATTTGCCCGGTGTTGGTAAATATGCCAAAGAAGCACTTGACTTTATTAACACAGGCATAAATGACGTAGGTTCTTTTTTTGATTCTGCTTCTAAAAAAGTAGATGGTTTTGCATCTTCTTTAGATAGTTTGAACAAAAAATCTTCTGCGCCAAAAAAGGCTGCTGATAGCGCGGGCGATACTTCTGGTTATGATTTAACAAATTACACAGGTGCTACAAAAGCCGCTAAATCTGTTAAAGATAAAATTAGTCCTGTTGTTGATTCAATCAACGCCGAACTAACAAAAGCAACCACTACTTATCAAACGGCTATTAACAACGCTAACAAAAACTATAACGATGCCAAATTAGCGGCTGATAAAGAATTTAATGATAAGCAAACTCAGTTGTTGGACGATTGGCGTACCAAGCAGGGTGAACTTATGGTTACCCACGCCGACAACCTGCTTAAAATTAACGCCGATTACGCTTCAAAATTAAAGGCAGTTGTACAAAAGTCTATTGACGAACTTACCAACGCATTTGCTAACGCCACAAAAACAGACGTAGGCGGTATTTTCTCCGATTTGCAAAAGGCTGGCGACACTTCGGGGTCGGCACTTGTTTCTTCAATGAAAGACAAACTTGAACAAATTAAGAAGTTAGCAACTGACGCATCAACTTTGGCTGGTAAAGGTTTTAATCAGGCGTTTATTCAACAAGTTATTGCGCAAGGTCCAGTTGTAGGCGACCAATTAACTCAATCCATTTTGAGTTCTACGCCAGACCAAATTGCGCAAATGCAATCTTTGTTTAGTCAATTAACAGATGAATCAAATAACGGTGTTACGGCGCTCGCTACTTCTATGTCGCAACCCGGGCAATTAGCAACGCAAGCATTAAATGAAGAATACAAAGCAATGCAAGTTCAAATGAACGCCGCTATTGCTGATGAAAATAATACTTACACAAAGGCGTTTCTTGACGCCCAAGCAATATTCAACAAAGCAAACGCTGAAAATTTAGCAAAACAACAAGACGCTTATAATAAAGCAAATGACGCATTACTAGCGGCTACCTCTAAAGCAGAAGGCGCATACACCGTATCTTTGGATAAAATTCAAACAACATTTGATACCAAACTTGGTAATGTACAAACAACCGTACAAGCAACCATTGACAAAATTACTGCTCTTAACGATGCTATTTCTGGTGCTAAATCAACAGTTATTTCTTCTGCGGTTGTTGGTGGCGGAGGTAGTAATTCTATATTTTCTTCTGGATATGTTTCTGCTGGCAATTCTTCAACAATGGTTGGCGGAACAGTTATTAACAATTACAACATTCCTGTATCTACTAACGTTGCTATGTCGCCATCAGATTTACAATCATCAGTTACAAATGGCGTTAAATACGGCACACCTTTAACCGTTTCTAAACAAACTATGGGTATCAAATGACAGTAACAAGTTTGAACAATTATTCTTTTGCGTGGAATAACTTTGTATTTGGTGGCGCAGGTTCGCCTTATCAAATTCAATCTGTTGACGGATTAGAAGCACTTCCAGATATTCGCACACAAGACGACAATCGCGGATATAACGATGGAATGTTTTCAGGACGTGATTTTTTAGCAGGACGCAAAATTACGTTACATCTATTAGTTCTTGCTGGAAATGGTAACTCAGCGCAAACAAATTTCAATTTACTTCAACAAGCATTACAACCACAACAAACTGGTACAACGCCTTTGCAATTTCAATTATCACCATCAGGCGGTCTACAACGCATAAATGCCCGCGTAAGAACTTCTAAAGCGGCAGTTGACCCTGAATACACCTACGGCTTTATTAAAGCGCAATATGATTTCTTTTGCCCTGACCCTAAGTATTATGACGATACGCAACAATCGGCATCTCTTTCAGTTTCAAATCCATTAGGTCGTACATACAATCGCGTTTATAATTTGGTTTTTGGTGGCGGTAGCACAGGTACTACAACATCTGTAATAAATAACGGTTGGGCAACTACATATCCTGTAATTACAATGAATGGTCCAATTAGAAACCCATTGTTTGGTAATACAACTAGCGGTACTTATTTACAATTAACTGGTAGTTATTCTTCTAGCGATATTTTGGTTGTTGATTTAGACCAAAAACTTGTAACACTTAATGGAACACCAGCACGTCAGTTAATTTCTAGCGGTAACTGGTTTGCTGCCCCGCCCGGAACTTCACAATTTTATATGTCGGGTTCTGGCACTACCGCTGGCGTTACTTCTGCTACGATAACGTGGCGCTCGGCTTACATCTAGGAGATTAAATGGCATTACGCACACCACCTTCTTGGTTACAAAACGGTTCACACCCTGCGGAAAATGACCGTCTTACGGCGCAAGCAATTTGGGCAACTTCTGGCGTTGTTCTTTCAACTGACTTAAAAGTTACACAAAACTCAAGCCCTGGTATGTCTGTACTTGTTGCCGCTGGTTGGGGAGCAATTGTTGGTAACTACACAAGCAATATGGGCGTGTATATGTCTTACAACGATGCCGCCACACTTCTTACCGTTTCTACCGCTAACCCTTCAAACCCACGTATTGACCTTGTTTGTTTAACAATTGCAGATGCGTATTACACAGGTTCGTCAAACGCAGTAACACTTCAAATTATTGCGGGTACTCCTGCCGTATCACCAGTTGCGCCTTCTTTACCTACTAACTCACTTTCTTTGGCGACAATTGCCGTTGCCGCAGGTGCTACTCAAATTCTTAATGCTAATATTACCGATACACGTGTACAAACAACTACTAACCTACCAATTCCCGCTACGGGATTTAACAACTTTCTTTTGATGGGAGCATAATAAATGGCGACAACAACATATAAGGTTCAAGCGCAATTTCCAGCCACAACCGTAAACCCTTCACGCGCTTATGTATCAAACGTTGCTATTACATCAAATCTTTTAACCGTAACAACTGCGGCGGTTCACGGTATTACTCAGGTAGGAACTATTGTAAAAATTCAAGGCGTATCAACAACCGTTGATGGTACTTATGTAATTCAATCTATTCCGCTTACAACCACATTTACTGCCGTATCTTCAACCGCAACTCTTTCTTCAACCGCAGTATCTCCTGTTGGTGTGGCTACATTTACGCCTGTTACTTCTGGTTTCTTAGTAACAAACAAAGTTGTTCAAAATTACGTAGCAACTATTACAACTGGTTCTGCTCATTCATTTTCTGTTGGTGATTATGTAGCAATTAATATTAACGACACTATTTACGATAATTTAACTGGTGTACAAATTACGGGTGTACCAACAACAACAACTTTTACTTATGTTGTTTCAACACAAACTGCTTCTACAACCTCTGTTACTCAAGGTGCTTGTGGCAAAACAACTTTCCAATCTTCATACACGGTAGCCGCTTCAACACAAGGCGTATCGTCTTCACTATATGTAGCAAATACAAGTTCTGGTGTGGCTACTTATCGTATTGCGGTTCAAAAGTCTGGTTCATCTTTAACGAACCAATGGATTGCTTTTGATACTCCTATCCAACCATTTACAACAACTGCTTTTACAACTGGACTTGCTTTAAATGCTGGTGAAATTCTTACCGTTCAGGCTTCTTCAAACCTTGTTATCTTCACACTAGACGGAAGCGAAACTGCATAATGGCAATAAATACAACCGTATCTAATCCTTATTCAAATCAACAACTAATTCCAACAGGAGTTCCTTCGGGAATTTCTTTGCAATACACAATTACTTCTTCAACTGTTTTATCTTTACCAAGCAATCTTTCCGCATTTTGGGTTATTGCAATCGGGGCAGGAGGTAGCGGTGGTTCAGGCGCTTCTGGTTCAGGTGGAGGCGGCGGTGGTGGTGCTGGCGCGGCATTTGCGGGTTGGGTACAAGCAAACTCAAACATCACTATTGGAGCAGGTGGCGCTACTACAACAGGTGGAGTAGGAGCACACGGCGGATACACAAAAATAGGAAACTTTGTTTTATGCGGTGGTGGCGGTGGTGGCGGTGGTTCAACTGCAACAACTGGTTTATCACCATCAAGCGGAGTGGGTGGTTCAGGTGGTGGCGGTGCTTATGGATATAACGCTCCCGGAAATGGTTCTACTTTATTTTCATTCACAGGTGGCGCAGGTGGCGGTTGGGGATTTGTAGGACAAGCAGGTACATCTGGCGGTGGCGGTGGAGCATCAGGCGGAGGTGGCGTTGGTGGGGTCGGCGGATATGGCGTTTATGCTGCTGGTGGTGGCGGGCAAAATGCTGCTGGAGGTTCATCTTCAACATTTTCTGGTTCTGCTTCTGGCGGTGGCGCAGGTTATTTAGGAGCAGGTTCAGGTATTAACGGTGGTTCAGGTGGCGGCGGTGGCGGTGGTTCCAATGGTGGAACTTCTGGTACTGGTGGCAATGGTTGCGTTTTAATTTACTACTAGGAGCAAAAATGAAAACTTGGGCTGTAATAAATAACAACGCAGTAACAAATGTTATGGTGTGCGAATCCAAAGAACTCGCTGAACAAATAAGTGGTTTTCCTTGCGTTGAATATACCAATGAAAACCCAGCAGCAATTGGGTGGGCTTATGATGGCAAAACTTTTACTGCGCCTGATATTCAAGCACTCTCAGAGGTAACAACCGAACCTGTAAAGTAGTCATATGGCTACCGTCACACAATACCGATATTTGTTTGCTGATTTACTTACCAATCAAATTATTGCGGAATTACCTCTTACGGGAGTTAACTTTACTCAGCAGTTAAATACCGCTGGCACACTCCAAGGGCATCTTTTGCTATCAGGTGTTAACGCATATGGATTAAATGTTAACGCTTCAACAATTCCTGCTCGTACTGCTATTTATGTTGACCGTAATGGTTCTCTTGTATGGGGCGGAATCATTTGGTCGCGTTCTTATAACTCCGCTACACAAACATTAAGCATTACTGCAAGAGAATTTGAAAGTTACTTTGAACGGCGCCGAATAACTTCCACTATTTCTTACACCAATCTTGACCAAGCCACTATTGCGCAAAGCCTTCTATCTCTAGCGCAAGGCGTACCTAGTGGCAATATTGGGCTAATAATTGGTAATGAAACAACGGGAGTTACGCTATCCCGCACTTATTACAACTATGAGTTAAAAACATACTTTGCGGCTATTCAAGACTTATCTCGCGCACTTAACGGTTTTGACTTTAACGTGGTGGTTGCTTATGACAATGACGGAAACCCCACAAAGACTTTCAAAATTGGTTATCCTCGTATTGGTACTGCTTATGGTTTGAATGACACGGGAATTCCTATGTTTGAACTTGGTTCTAATATTGTTGAGTATGACTTTCCAGAAGATGGTTCTATTACTGCTAATAGCGTTTATGCATTAGGGGCTGGTAGTAATGAAGGCAAGTTAATTTCAAATGCGCAAGACGCATCTAAATTGTCTTCGGGTTGGCCGTTATTGGAAGAACAGGCTAATTATTCGGACGTTACGGACGCTACATATTTAAGTAGTCTTTCAAATGGACTGGTACAAAATGTTTCTTATCCTCCCACAACTATCAAAGTGGTTGCGCCTCCATATCTTGACCCTGTATTCGGTAGTTATCAAATTGGAGATAATGCCCGTATCCGTATTACGGACGATAGATTCCCTACAAGTTTGGACACTCTTTACCGTATTGTGGCGTTCAATGTAACGCCGGGCGAAAATGGTCCAGAACAAGTTACCGTTACTTTAACTTCTACAACAAACTAAGGTTACAAATGCCATATATCAATTTCCCGCCTAGTCTAAAAGACATTCTTGACGATTTGCTTAATCGTGTACGCAAACTAGAAACTGCTCAACGTTTTACTGCGCCCAATGTTGCAACTGACCCAACAAATCCCCGCAAGGGTGATATTTGGTTAAACACAACTTCAAATACTTTGAAGACGGTGGACAATACAGGTACAGTTAGAACAATCAACTGGACATAACAACTCAACCGTAAAGGTGCTAAATGAATCTCAATAATGCCGCTTCGTGGGCGCAAGTAATCTGGTTTGTAGCGGCAACGCTTGGAGCCATTTATGGCGGATTTAAGATGTGGTTTTCATTTAAGCACAAAATGGACAACTTGGAAAATTACACATATAAGCGTAACGGTGGCGGTTCAATAGCAGATGCGTTAGCGCGAATTGAAGCCCGTAATGAACGTCAAGATGTTGCACTACAAGAAAACACACGCTTAACGCTAGAAACCGTTAAAGCGTTATCAGAATTAAAAGGAAGATTCAATAATCATTTGGAAGAGAACATAAATTGAGCGCAGTAGATACTTTAATTGCCATCGCTAAAAAAGAGGTTGGTACTAAAGAAGGTACAAACAATGACACAAAGTACGGTGTCTGGTTTGGTTACAACCACGTTGCTTGGTGTGCCATTTTTGTTTGTTGGGTATTTGCCCAAGCGAAACTACAAGACAAAATTCTTAAAACCGCAGGGTGTATTGAACTTGAAGCGTGGGCAATCAAAAACAAATTAACTGTTCCTATTAACACAATTCAAGCGGGAGATGTAGTTCTATTTGATTTTACAAAATCAGGTAAAGCGCAACACGTAGGTATCGCTACTGGCGTTATTGACCCACACACACATTTAGTTCCAACAATTGAGGGAAATACTGGACCCGACCACGTTGGAGTTAATCAAGCAAACGGCGATGGCGTTTATGCCAAAGTTCGTAACCCTATTTGTATCAAAACTGTAATTAGACCAAAACTATGACAGATGCGCATAAAAACAATTTAACGCTTCATTTAGTTACAAACGTTCCAGAACACGAACCACGTACAAGCGACCCGCATTACCATTTATTTAATGCCGCTAAAGAACGCATTAAAAAGGCTGGTTTGTGGAAATGTATTATCAATGATGACCTTTGTTCAGGTCAGGCAGAGTTACACCATTCGCATATAGAGTTTTCGCAAATTAACAGTACAGACCCAAAACGTATTGAAGAAGCGTTTGGTTTACATTTTGAAACTGATGAAGATTTTCAAGAATGGATAGAAAGTCCGGGCAATCTTGAAGTGTTATGCGCTGCGCATCACCGTACCCATTTTGGTATTCACGCTATGCCAGCACCTCTTTGGGAATCAATAAGATTCAGAGCAACGGGTACTTTGCCCGCCGCTGAACACATAACGAAAGAAGAAAAATAATGCTAGAAAAACTATCACCACAACTCCGCCACGCACTTATTGCGCTATTAGGTTCTGCCTTTACTGTTGGCGTTACATACATTCACAGTTTCCATTTCTCTGCGCCAGTTGACGCACTTATTGGTTCTGCGATTGCCGCGCTTACATTGGTGTTATCTCCACTTACAAAACAATATGGAATAACAGAACTTAATGCTGATGGAACTCCTAAGACTTCGCCAAAAGCGTAGTTAAGCACTAGAGTTAACCAGCAAGGAAAAAACTGAATAGCGTTTACCTAAGAGCGAGGACAGGGAAGCCTCGCCTCTTAGGTAAAGCATAAGAGGACTTAGGCAAAGACTAAGAATGTCCATTGACGATAGATTCCACGCAAAATATGTAGTTAACGCTAATTTGTGTTGGGTATGGCAAGCCTCAAAACTCAAAAGCGGTTATGGGTTATTTACCGATTACAACCGCAAAACCGTTACTGCGCATCGCTGGTCGTATGAACGCTTTAAAGGCACAATTCCCGTTGGTTTGGTTATTGACCATTTATGCCGTAATACAAGTTGTGTGAATCCAGACCATTTGGAAGCCGTAACGCAATCAGTCAATATTCGACGTTCGCCATTAAACAAAAACCGTACATTGAAAACCCATTGTAAAAACGGACACGAATACACACCTGAAAACACACGCCGTTTACCTACTCAACGCGGGCGTATTTGTATTGCGTGTAAGGCAAACTCTAAAAAGTAAATTCTGTTTATGTTATATGAATTTGAGTTTCCGTATGCGCGAACTCTTGATGATGCCGTTGATGAAGTATTAGAAAGTATTGTTGTTTGACCATTTCTTTCAGCATTTGCTGGTACGCTTCTTTCTATGGCTCTGGAAGATGCAATCAAAGAACACACCAATAACAAAAACGATTCCGTTTGCGCGGTAGGAATACTTATTGAAAGTCTTTCCGAAACCGACAAAGTAACACTTGTTAATGCCATCAATAATGGCGTACCTACACACTCGCTAGTTTTGGCGTTACGTCAAGAAGGTTACAGAAGTTCAGATAATAGTTTTAATACGCATAGACAAGGTAAGTGTAAATGCGCGAAGACAAACTAAACAAAATTTTGGACGAACGCCAAGCCGTTTATGGTGATGCGTCAGATAACTTCAAAACAATTGGTCGTGTATGGAGTGCGTTACTAGGACTTCAAGGCGATATTCCTGCTTATCAAGTAGCACTAATGATGGACGCATTTAAGACCGTGCGTTGTTTTGCTAATCCAGACCATATGGATTCGTGGGACGACAAACTCGGTTACACACAACACGGGATAGGAATAGTACTACACAAATGAGCCTAGAAAAACGTTTGAACGATTTACCAGAAGGCATTGAATCTTCTGACGTATCTGAGTTACGCCGTGCGTTAATGCGTACACAAAAGAAGTTAATGGAAACAAAACAAAAAGTTGATGATTTAGTAGAAGCAACACACAACGCGGCTTATGACGCAACACTTTCTGCGGGCGCAATTAACCCTGTACCAGAACCAAAGTTTGCTAAAGGTAATAACAAAAAAGCAGAAGTTGCGCTTTGGCATATGACTGACTGGCAAGGCGCAAAATTAACGCCTTCCTATAACTCACAAATTATGGCTAAACGCGTAATGGAATTTGCGCATAAAGCGGTAGCAATTACAGATATTCAAAGAGCAGACCACCCCGTTAATGATGTAACCATAATGTTTGGCGGGGATATGATTGAAGGTTTATTTAACTTTCCCAACCAAGCATTTGAGATTGATTCCACGTTATTTGAACAATATGTAAATGTAAGCCGTTTGTGTGTAGATGTAGTTCGATTTGCACTTGCTAATTACAAAACAGTAACCGTTGTACCTGAATGGGGTAATCACGGGCGAATTGGTAGCAAACGCGACAACGTTCCGCGTTCAGACAACTTTGACCGTATGTGTTATGAATTGGCAAAACAATTACTACAAAATGAAAAACGTTTAACTTGGCAAGATTGTCCAGAAGACATACAAAGAGTAGAAATCGGCAATTACCGAGCCTTGTTAATTCACGGTGATGAAGTGGGCAGAAACGGATTTGCTAGTCCGGGCGCAATTGTTCAACACGCAAATCGCTGGCGTTCAGGTTCTTATGCGTGGGAGTTCCGTGATGTGTACATCGGGCATTATCACACACACGCAGAATGGGCTATGGCAAATGGATTAGGTTCGGTTTATCAAACAGGTAGCACCGAATCAGAAAATAGATATGCGAGTGTTAATTTAGCGGCGAGTGCCACACCTTCACAACGTTTACATTTTGTTGACCCAATTAAAGGTCGCGTAACTGCTAGTTACAAAATTTGGTTGGACTAATCCTCAAAATCTTCATCATCACCGTAATCGGTGGTACGTAAACTCATTACGGTAATATCAATTCCGTGTTCTTCTGCGGTGTGAACACCTTCACGGAACAAAGTTAAAGTGCGAGCGCAAATATCATCAAGCGCATCGGGATATGTAATCTCGGTGGATACTTCAACGGATAAACCGCCGCAACGAATTTCTACTGATGAATAAGCCATAGTCAAATAATACGTGCGTTACATACAAAACTGCCAATACAAACTTTGTAACACTAATTTGCGCTTGTAATGTGTCGGTAAAAGTCGGCATTTCCCTAATCCGTAACGTATGTACAAACACAATGTACAAACGCCATACGCCACTTATTACACGTGTACCCATACTTACCTACTACACACGCACACAAACCTCTTAGAACGCCCGCCAGACCCCTTAAATACCCGTCTAAAAACCACGTCGGCGTGGTGTGATAGGATTCTCTTAGTACGAACAACTAAATAAAGTGGATATCGAAAACCATCGAAACCCGTACCCGAGAAATCGGAATCGAGATTAACGCCAAGGCACTCGAAACTTAGGCGATGGAAATTAGATAGACCGCCCGTAAATTGAAAACTAAATAGGAAGAACAAAAAATCGGTGATAGGCAGATAGCAATAAATCCCTAGGGACTATCCGCAAGTGACGATTTTCCTTCCTATTTAGATACACAGACCGCACGAACTGTTACGCAATTAGATATTTTATTTAGTAACAGTTCACACGTAACCAGTACAAGAACCAAAGTCCGTTACAGCCAGCACTTAGTAATTCGGTAGATGCCACGCACGCCGATTTACACATTAGGCATACAAACGGTATTCATCAAGGTACGCAATTCGGTGATATAACACATTTGGCACTCGGTATGACCCGCAAAATAAAGGAACGCCCGCAACCCGTAATCCCTCAGAACTGTGACAAGAAGAGGTCGGCGCAGAAGTTGCTAACCAGCGCACTCCGAATAAAAGCGAAGGACTCAATGGTGAACTAGCGGATGAGCATTACATCGAAACAGTATTCGGTGAAAAAAATATCTAGGGACAAAAGATTCCGAAATTGCGCCGTCACTAAAAGGCGGCGCAATCTTACGGCTTGGCAACCGTAACTGATGAGGACGCCACAAACAAAGGGAGATACAAAAATGGAAAACACAATCACTGCGCTCGTAGAAATCAAAGTTACTAACGAAAAGCGCAATTACGCAAAAGGGGAAGCACACACACTTCTTAATACATTAAAAGAAGTTACAAACGTTACCTTCCCAGAAACACACGTAGTTACAGATACCGCCAATAATTCAGAGTTAAGTCAAAAACTTGCTCAACTTATTAAAGAAGAAATTGAACGCGAATCTGGTTATCACAACGCACTAATCAATTACGTTGTAGATAAAACCGATTTGGAAAACGAATTTCTTGGTGAAGCAATGGCAAAGATTATTCGTGAAGTTGCTGCAATTTACAACAATCTACAAACCATTTAAGACCGAAACGCCCGCAAGGGCGTCCAACCGTAAGGCGGTTGCTGATGATGGTCGTCAGAAAATAAAAAAGGGAGAAACAAATGAACACAATGGAACAAAACTTCAATAACGCAAAAAAGGAAATCCGCACACTAGGCGTTAAAGTAAAAGTTAACGTTATGGAATGTTGCAGAGGTTGTATCGGCACCGAAAAGTTAGGACTTAAAGATGAAAACCAACCTTACATCTACACATACGGCGGACAAGGCAACGCAATTTCGTGGGTAGATGGACTTCCATTTCTCCGTTCAGATGCTAAAAAGTGGCGTTTAAGTGATAAAGATTTGGTTAATTCCGAATACTTTAATCACGGCAATTTAACTCCAGAACTTAGCAAGCAAATTGTAGAAATTTTTCAACGTAATGGGTTCGTAGTTAATTGGGACGGCGGAGAATTTCATTGTATTGAAATTGATTTCAAAGCCACTAAAAATAATCAAGACGTGGTGATGGCAGCCGAAGCCATTCTTCAAGACGTTAACAATTTCTGCTAAGAACGAAACGCCCGCAAGGGCGTCCAACGGTAAACGCCGTTGCTGACGAGTTCAGGCAAATAGAAAAGGGAAATCAAATGGGACTACATTGGGACGTAACAAACTGTAATAACTCAGCGACACTTCTTGAAGAAGAAAGTGGAGAATGGGCAATTACTAACGCATTAATTTGGTTAACAATTGGCGTTGACCAAGGCGTTATTTCAGAAACCAATATCGGCGAATTTTACGCACGAGTTAAGGTTTGGGAACTTGTTTCTGGCGCATTTATTACCAAAACAAATTCAGAAACCGATAAATTGGAAGATTACTTCATTACGTTTGGCGACATTCAAAAGCGTATTGGTTTGAATACAAACGTTAGCAACGTACCACTTACCGCTTGGTTGAAGCGTATTGACCTAGCAAATCAAAATATAAATGGCAAAACTAAGTTAATTAGTAAGAATAAAATCAAGGCGGTTTATTACTCCGCTATTTCAGAAATTGAGGAATACACCGCATCAACAAACGATAACTAAATGAACACGGTTACCGTACAAACTTGGAAAGTCAAATCAGTCCTTGCGCCTTCCGGAAAATGGTGGGTCGCTTGGACTGATGACGGTTCATCAATCCCGAAATCAGGCGGCGCTTGGCGTTGTTCAGATTACGCAGTCGGCGCATATGACGTTCGGGTTTTCATAACGTTGGCAAAAAGGTTAGTTACTGAACGTCAGGGTTCGCTAATTATCCGTATTGAGCAACAAGGCATAACAACACGTACTACACAAACCATCGAATACTACAAGGGAGAATAAAAATGACAACACCAAAATATCCAAACGTAACTGTACAACTTACTGGTGAAGACGGAAACGCCATTGCAATTATGGCGCGAGTACAACGCGCACTAAAAAAGGCTGGCGCTACACCAGAGGAACTAAATCAGTACACAATGGATTCTATGTCTGGAGATTATGACAATCTTCTCCGCGCCCAAATGAAATGGGTGAACGTAGAATGACCGCCAACGATATGGAAACAATGGCAATTCAATTCGGACGTATTAAAAAGTCCATTGAATCTTGGACTGAATCCGATGGAAAGTCCCAATCGTTAGACACGCTACAAAGAACAATCCAGTCATTTTGTATCGTGGCATCAAGCAATAGCAATTTTGACGCAGATGATTTCCACCATTTCATTATGGATATTGCTTGCGGCATTAGAGATGAACAAGGCAAGTTAGTACCACCAACCAAACAAACAAAGGGAGAATAAAAATGGAACAACTAATATCAGACAAAGAACAACAAGTAGTAATTACCTTGAAAGAGGAAACGGTTACACGAACCATTGGCGAAATTGAAGAGTTACTTGGATATTACGAACGCCAAATTACAGATAAAAACGAACAGATACGCCGCGATTATCAACGTATCTGCCAAATCAAAGCAACAGTTCGAGATGCTTTCAAAGAGCAAATTGAATCAAAAGACGATTCCGCAAACTTTGATTATTCGGAAGCAAACGAACTATTAGAAAGTATCCACGCGGAAAGATTGAAGTTCACTTGGTCTGGAACAGTAACGTTCACAGTTACCGTTTCAAATATTGAAGCCGATTCAGAAGAAGGCGCAGAATCCGTTTTGGAAGACGCATTTGAAGTCAAATTGAATCGTAATCAGTATTCAGACGTAATGGACTGGGACGTAGAAACCGAAGTATCCGACATCGAGGAAGAGGAAGAATAAAAATGATAGATATAAATACATATATCACAATCAATACCGGTTCGCTTTATCACGATGCTTGTCTACGGGCTGGATTAACCACCAGCGATAAGCACTTGGTAATTGGTTTTGAAGAATGGTTGAAATGGTACAACGAACAACGCTTTAGTGATTCGTTTATTACGCCACCAACGCCAGTCTTCAAAGGCGATACTTACGAAATCGCCAAGCAGGTCGCAGACGAATTAAATGAATCTGCGGAAGAACTACACGCAAAGAAAGGGTAACAAATGAAAACAAAACGCACTGGTCGCTTAACTTGTGGCATTTGCGGTAAGGAAGTAGTAAAGGGAAAGTTCTATTTCGGTTTCTTTTGCGCCGATAGTAACTGCCAAAACTCAGAAGATAAATACACCAACTAACGAAAGGCAATAAATAAAATGGCACATAATCTGGAGCAATTCTCAGATGGAACAACCGCTTTCTTTTCAAACCGAGAAGTAGCGTGGCACAAACTCGGCACAGTTACGCAAAATGCGCTAACCGCCGAAGAAGCACTTGAAACCGCTTATTTGGATTGGCACGTATTCAAATCCGAAGAACCAGTTTCAACTCCCGTTCTTTCATATGACGGAGAAAAAACGGAAACGATTAAGTACAAAGATAAGTTTATGACTTATCGGTACAACCCAAAGACGCGGGAGGCAGAAGCACTTGGCGTTGTGGGTAATCGGTACACACCAGTTCAAAATTCGGAAGCATTTTCGTTCTTGAACTTTCTCGCAGATGAATCAGGCGCAGTATTTGAAACGGCTGGTTCGATTGATAACGGCAAGAAAGTTTTTATGACAATGAAGATGCCAGAAGGTATGAAAATTGGTGGCGTTGATGATTTGGACTTGTACCTTATGGCGTGGAATACGCACGATGGTTCAAGTTCTTTTAGCGTAGCAGTTACACCTATCCGCGTGGTTTGCCAGAACACGCTTACCGCCGCACTACAAGCCGCTAAGAGTACGTTCCTTCTCCGACATACTCCAAAGGTTCAAGGCAAGATTCAAGCCGCACGTGAAGCACTTGGTCTTACTTTCGCATACTGTGAAGCATTTGAAGTTAAAGCGGAGCAGTTACTCTCACAAAAAATGACCGATAAGGAATTCAATACATTGGTTGAGAAGTTAATTCCAATTGATGATGAAACTCCACGAGTACGCACACTCGCTGAAACGGCGCGTGGAACACTTAACGGTTTGTGGAAAGCACCTACGCAAGCAAATATCGCTAATACTAAGTGGGCGGCATATAACGCCGTTGTTGAATATTCTGATTGGGCTAAACCAATTCGTTCAACAAATGTAGATACGGCTCGCGCCGTTCGCATCGTTACTGGTAGTGGCGATAATTTCAAAAATAAGGCACTTGCGCTTCTGTAAAAAGTCGGCATTTCCCTAATCCAAACAATAACCGCACGGCGATTTTCACAAGTCGCCGTTCGGTTATTTTCTTTATCCATACAAAATAAACACAAAACAAATGGCACTTGTAATACCAAACCAATTAACTACAATAAATAACGGAGGCAACCCCAATGATAAGTACCGTATTTTCTATTATATTCGCCATCATATTTTCCGTTGGCGTTCTTTTAATCATCAAGTTCAATGGCAATCCATCACGTTTAACCATAAGAGGTTTACGTGTTTTATTTATTGGAATGTTGCCCGTTGGATTTCTTTTAGCGCAATTTGCAATTAACTTTTACTGGTTCTGTGGCGCAGATAGTTGCCACGTTGGTTGGGGAATGTAAATGGACGCCCATATCAAAATGTTTATGCAACGCACCATAGTTAATTTCAAAAAGGCAATTATAGAAAATGACCCTAAATTAACTTGGGCAGTAATCAACAATCTTCTCGAAGTCTTAGACACTTACGAGAAAGCCGCACTTGAAGAAATGGTGGATACACACAAACCACCTAGATTGCGGAAAGCAAGACAGTCAATAACTAAAACGGTTATTGATTTCCCACAACAAAGGAAGCGATAAATAATGGCGACAATCACAGTTAAGGCAGTAATTAGCGTAGAAGTTCCAGAACCTACATCGGTTTTGGAAAAGCAATCTACCAAAGAACGAAATGAAGAAATCAAAAATATCGCCGAAAGCCGAATAATGGACGCACTAACACTAAGTGAATTGCAACCCGCAATTCTACGTATCCGCATAGCACGAAAGGGAGAAACAAATAATGAGTAACACACTCGCAGTATCGTCCGACCAATCATTTTGGGACGACAAGCAATTAGCCGCTCTTAATCAAATTGGTTTGGGTGGCGCACCAAAGGCAGAGTTAGCAGTATTTCTTCACTTCTGTCAACGCACAGGGCTTGACCCATTTGCTCGCCAAATTTATATGATTGCGCGTGGCGGCAAATACACAATCCAAGCAAGTATTGATGGATTACGCATCGTTGCGCTCCGTTCAGGTAATTACGGCGGGCAAACACCCGTTTATTGGTGCGGAACTGATGGCGTATGGAAAGACGTATGGTTAGAAAGCACACCACCAGCCGCCGCAAAGGTTGGTGTTTTCTACAAAGACGTAACTGAACCTACTTGGGTGGTCGCAAAGTTTGATTCGTATAACGCAAACACACCAATATGGAAAAAAATGCCAGACTTGATGATTGCTAAATGCGCCGAAGCACTAGCACTACGCAAGGCGTTTCCAAATGACCTATCAGGCGTTTATTCATCAGAAGAAATGGCACAAGCAGACGTACCAGTTACTCCACCTATTAAAGCAACACTATCTATTCCAGAACCAGTAGAGGTTGCGGGATAACAAATGGAACTTGATTTCTTTCAAGAAATTGACTTCTCCATATCGCTACGACCTGCGGAACGTTTTGAACAATTTCATTACGCAAACCCGCAGGTCGCTACGGCGCTAGAAAGTATGGCAGCCGAGTTAATCCAGCGTGGACGTAAGCGTGTTGGTATCAAAATGCTTATGGAAGTTCTGCGCTGGAATTACCAAATGAAAACGGAAGACCCTAATTCCGATTTCAAACTTAATAACAATTATGCGCCTTACTACGCACGATTGCTGATTGAACGCCACCCAGAGTGGGCGAGCGTATTTGAACTGAGAGAAATAAGGAGCAAGTAATGGTTAAGGCAATTACAAATAACGAATGGTTGGACTTTTTGGCATCAACTAACCAAACAAAAACCAAAACAACCACCATTGAAACAAATACTAAAATCACAAAAACTGAACCAATTGACGATTCACTTAGCACTATCCCGTTGGATAAATTGTTTGAGTTTTATGGCAATTTGATTCTTAACGGTTTCTCCGTAAGTGAAGCGTTAGAACTAACCGCAAAGGTTGTCGTAAGTGCCAAACGAACCAATTAGATGCTGGTATTGCGGCAATTGGAAACTAAACGCAATAGACCAATGTTCAATTTGCGGAAACGCAGGAAAGGAAAAAATAAATGGTAGTAACACCAGCAAGCATTGAGAATCGTTTAGTTCAATTAAGCAAAGAAGTTGACGAATCTCACGATTACTTGGACAAAGCAGAACGACAATATCTTCACGCTAAAACTGAGCACGAATTGGCAATAGCCAAAACACGTTTAGGTTTATCGGGAGAAAAAATGCGAGTTCAAGATGTACAAGATTACGCCTTAGTTAAATGCGCAGATTCATTTACGGCACTTAATATCGCAGAAGGCGTAGTCAAAGCGGCACGGGCAAACGCAACCCGTATTCGCACACAAGTAGATATTGCTCGCTCTATCGGAACGTCCGTTAGGGCTTCATTAGAAATCTAGGAAAGGGACAAAATGAAAACAAAACAAAAGCAAATCTGTTCAGTTTGCGGGACAGATAAATTACACATCACGTTAGCAAATGGCGAGAAGTTACCGTATTTCAGTATCAGTATCGCCACTTGGTCAATTGTTTGTAACGATTGTAGGGACAAGAAATGAAAATATCTTGGTTGAAAGAAATTATTAAAGACTACGCAGATGATGACGTAATTTTTGTAGCCTTTTATGAAAAGTCAGAAATAGATGAATACGTTCAAGAAAATATTTGTGATAGCGATTGCGATGGCACTTGTAACGCAAATGTTACTAATGAAGAATGGCAAAAAATAGTTGAACGTATGGAAGAAGATGAAGATGTATTTACCGAACTTGGTAAAGCATTTGATTACTACCGACAACAAATGTTCGAAAACAGAACCAAACAACTAAAGGGAGATAAATAAATGGAAATCGAAACAATGTTAATGAAGGCGCTAACGGCGTATGACGCAAGCCGTGAACGTTCATTACAAAAAGAAGTAGGCGTATCACAAATTGGTGGTTGCCGAAAGCAAGTATGGTTACAAATTCAAGGTACGCCTAAAGAAAATGAAACCATTAAGTTACCTTCACTAATGGGTACTGCTATTCATAAGATGATTGAAGAAGCCATTTCAAATGGCGATATTTCAGGCGATTATGAATTGGAGCAAGAAGTTGAATGGGACGGATTGAAAGGACATATTGACCTTTATATTCCGTCAGTCGGCGCGGTGGTTGATTGGAAGACTACAAAGAAAAGCAGTCTTACATATTTTCCCAGTACGCAACAACGCTGGCAAGTGCAACTCTACGCATATTTATTAGAGAAGAATGGAAAAACGCCACAAACCGTAACACTCGTAGCCATTCCGCGAGATGGGGACGAACGCCATATCAAAACGCATACCGAGGAATACAACCCGTTCGTTGCGATAGAGGCGTTGCAATGGCTAAATGAAGTTAAGGCGCAAAACGAAGCACCTGCGCCAGAAAAATATGCCGCTCAATGGTGTCAGCATTTCTGTTCTTACTACGGAACGGCGTGTGGCGGTATTGAGGGAAAAGTAGATACCGCAGAAATTATTGAAGATGAAAAAATAATCTTTGCGGCAGAACAATATCTAGAACTTGATAGGCAAATCAAAACTTTAACGGCGCAAAAAGATTCTGCCAAAGAAGTGCTAGAAAATGTAAACGGTTCGACACCATCGGGAATTCAAGTATCGTGGACGGTTGTAGGCGGTCGTACAACGATTGATGAGAGCGAGGTAGAGAAGTTACTAGGGGCAGTACCAAAGAAGACGGGAGAACCGTCTATGCGTCTATCGGTGAAGGGAATCAAATAATGGAAAAAGAGATACGTCAACGTATATATGAAGAAATTATGGCGTTGGACTTATCAGAGGCAAAAGAAATCTCATCAGACTGGTACGCGGGCAGTATGCGTACCAGAATGATTTGCGCCGTAATTGCGAAGGGAGGTTCAAATGACTTGGGTGAAGATAGATGATTCATTTCCCGACCACCCAAAAATAATTGGATTATCTGATAGAGCGTTCCGCTTACATATTCAAGGTTTATGTTATTGCGGAAAGTATTTAACAGATGGATTCATTCCCTACGCGGCAGTTAACTCTATGGTGACCGAACCAGAATATAAACCAACAGATGAATTGGAGTCCGCTGGTTTATGGATTCGTTGCGATAAAGGGTTTGAGATTCACGATTATCTTGAACACCAAAGTAGCAAGTCCGAAGTGGTGGAAAAGAAAGAAACCACACGGGCGCGAGTAAAACGGCATAGAGAAAGCAAACTTGGTAACGCTGTTACTAACGCGTATGTAACAGGGTCAGAGTACAGAGAACAGAGTACAGATAACAGAGTACAGAGTTCAGAAATAGAGATAACAACTACCAACAACCTTCCTCTACCGAGGGTGAAAAGCGCCAGAGATTCCGTATATGCAATACAGAAAAAACTCTCAGACGCTAGAGCCGATGGTATTAACGCTTGGAATTTATCTCGTTTAGTAGAAGACGAATGGGACAAATTACATAACGCTAACGAAATCGGCGGTTGTATCGCATTAACGGCGTGGTATGTATCAGAACTACAAACTAGACCGTTAACAACGTCCGAGATTGGACGAATAGGACAAATGACTAAACGGTTTGGGCGTATTGCTTTATTAGCCATTGACGAAGCGGCGAGTAAAGATTTAACCGATTTAGTAAGTTACGCATACCGCGTAGCGCAAAACCTTTACAAAGAAAAGGCAGGTAAGTAAATGGACGAAGTAAAAAAGTGCGTTATATGTGGTGAAGTAGCAACAAAGAACAAAATGGGACGCGATATTTGCGAATACCATTGGGAATTATCCATTGACCATAAGAGAGGCAGAGAATAAATGAAAAAAATGTACAAATCAGTTCGGCATTTGTTTAATCCAAGTCGCAAAAAATGTACAGAAAACCATTGGCACATTATTGAAGGCAAATTGATTTTAGACACGCCTACTGATGAGCAATCAGAAACCGCTAGAGAAATGGTTAAAGCGTTAGAAGGCACAATCCGTTTACAAATCTACGAAGATATTTGCGATTTGAACCTTACGACCGATATGAAGCAAATTCTCAAAGTAGGTAAAGGAAATATGGGTAATGCGTTACTGGCAGTACAAGCCATTTGCGCAGATATAGCGTTAGGAAATAAGAAATGATAAAACTCATTTTGGGATATATCGGATTAGTGGTTATTAGTTCGTGGATAGGGGGACTAATAACCATTGTTTATTTGCGAAAGGAAAGCAATAAATACTTTACAAAACCGAAGGGTGGTTGTGATGGCTCCTGCTTACCGTTTTAACAGAACAGATATGGAAAACACATTAGTTGCCATATTCAAAAATGAAGATTTAGCCGTAGAAATGCTGGTTGGACTTTTATCTTCATTATGTACAGATAAACAATTATCAGCGTTAATTGACCACTTAGAAAGGAGAGAAGATGGGACTACCGTGTAAGCGTAATAACTGTCAATGCGAACACATTATTTGCGATGTGGGATTTATTGACGTAACACATACAGAAATCACTCAAAAAACCTTGCGTGATGGCACTAAAAAGGAAATACAACAGGTGTATAGTGCAACCACGTTTTGTCCCGAGTGCGAACCCGAAAGAGCGCACATAATGGCTACATCTACTACACCCGAAGAACGGGACGAACGTTTGAAACTGCGCTCGCATTTTAAGACCGCAGAAAACTACGACAAAATACAAGAGAGCAAAACCCGCACCCTGTAAGGGGGAAAAGTGAAAAAACTCAAAATAATAACCGTACTACTTCTAGCACTTACTTGGTCTATTCAAGGAATAGCAATAGCGCAAGCACCGACCAAAATGAACATCGAGGCGCTGGCATATCATCAACCTAAACAATATGCTCAAATTCTTATCAGTCAAACTGGTTGGAAGTCGCAAGAATATGAATGTCTAAATAATATTTGGACAAAAGAATCAAATTGGCACTACTGGTCAAAATCGTCCACTAGCACCGCATTTGGTATATGGCAAGGAATAACTGAAACTTCCCGTAAACCTGATGTACAAATTCGTAACGGTTTAAGGTATATTAAGCACCGTTATGGAAATCCCTGTACCGCTTGGAAATTTTGGCGAAGCCATTACTGGTACTAGCGCGCAATTTTTCGTCAAAGGTAGACCCGTCCCGCAAGGGTCGCTCAAATTTATTAACGGACACGCCATTCACGTTAGAGCGCAAGATTTAGCGTTATGGCGGGCTGATATTGCGAATGGTGCTAGATACGCACGGGTGGAAAAAATAACGGGTGCGGTAGAAATCCATTTGGGGTTTGTACTAGCAAAACCTAAAACCGCCAAACGTCCCGAACCTAGCACCACGCCTGACCTTGATAAATTAGTTCGTGCCGTTTTTGATGGGCTAACAGATGTTGCTTACGAAGACGATAAGCAAGTTACAAAAATTGTGGCTAGTAAGCAGTACGGCGAAACGCAAGGCGTATCTATATTTATTATTGACCGTGAAAAGTTAAGCGCACAAAACAAAATCATCAGCGCAGAACTCAATATGGATATTGACTAGACCATCAAAAATCTCAACGGAGGCTGAAATTGAAGAATGGGGCGCAGTTACGTGAACAGGTTTTGGCACGTTGCGAAGGGTACTGCGAAAAGTGTGGGCGTGGGCTTCCAGAAGGTTTTGCTTTACATCATAGAAAATTAAAATCGCGTGGCGGTAAAGACGCAATTGAAAACTTAATCGCATTACACCACGAATGTCATAACACGGGAACAAATTCTGTTCATCTAAACGTAAAGTTAGCAACCGAGAATGGATATATAGTCCCGCAACACGCAGACCCCGCAGAATATGTAATGTTGTTGCCTAACGGTTCAACTGTTAAACTAACACTTGAAGGCACTTACGATTACATAGAACGGAAGGAAGACTATGGCTGGTGAACTAATTGTTTTAGGCGAAGGTCGTTTAGGCGCAGACGCAGAATTGCGCAAAACAAATAACGGAAAACTTGTAACGTCATTCAATCTTGCTAACACACCAAGCGTTAACAAAGATGGTACGTGGGTAGATAAAGAAACTACTTGGGTACGTTGCTTTGTTTGGGGTAAAAATGCCACAGGCGCGGCAAATGAGTTACGCAAGGGAATGTTAATTACATTTTCTGGACGTTTGGAAACTGAAACGTATCTTGATAAAGAACAAATTGAACGTAAGCAAATAATCGTCAATATTGATTCATACGGCGTTGTACCAAAGAACGTTGCTGAACCAGTAGCACCAAACGCAGACGTACTTGCTAAAACCGAAGACCCAATTGATGACCCGTGGGCATAAGGAAGGTTAATAATGGAAGATGTAATTGATTCAATCGCAACCGCAGAATTGCTAGGTGTAACACGCAATAATCTGCGTCAATTGGTTTATCGCAAAATCCTTGTCCCTGTCGGCAAGGAGAAAAGGCGTTCACTCTTTAATCGAGTGGACGTGGAAGCGATAAAGAAAGAGCGCTCGCCGTCCGTCCCTTCGGTTTGATGCGCTCGCTGAGTAGAGCCTGTTAATCCCTTTTCAGGCTCTATTCGGTTTCTACTACTGAAAGGTAAAAATGAATATTCACGTAATGAAGTCTTATCGTGTAGGCGGTTTAGGTTTCACTTGGGCTTACATTTATGGCGATTGGGATATAGATATCAATTTGCTATTTATCACAATTAACATTTGGAAAGGCAGTAAAAAATGGAACTAGATGTAAAACTTATTCCGATTGATGATTTAACACTTGACCCAAACAATGCGCGTAAGCACTCCGAACGTAACTTAGACGCTATTGCCAAATCGTTATTAAAGTTTGGACAACGCAAACCAATTGTCGTTGATAAAAACCTAACGGTAATTGCTGGTAACGGAACGGTAGAAGCCGCACGTTCACTTGGTTGGAAAGGATTAAATACCGTATGCGTCCCCAAAGATTGGGATTCAGACACCATAAAGGCATATGCGCTCGCGGATAACCGTACTGCTGAACTTGCTTCGTGGGACGGCGAAATTTTGATTGACCAATTAAAAGACTTAGTGCTTAACGATTGGAACGTTAACGATTTCGGCTTTAAGGACTTTGATTTGAAAGACCCAGAAGACCGAGAAACGGGTATGCAACATATCGCAGAGCAATATGAAGTTGTAATTCAATGCGCAGATGAAGATGAACAAACTGCGTTATTGCTTCGTTTATCGCAAGAAGGGTTACGCGTTCGCGCAATCGTTATCTAATTAGAAAGGAAGGCAAATGAGCATAATCAGATTAGAAAGTGAAATCACGCGCACACCACGCGTTATGCAACTGGAAGGTATGTTTGATTTACAAGGCGCGGCATATAGCGTTACTGAAATTCAATCGTCATTTCCCGATTTGAATGAACGGGATTGGAATATCGGTCTAATTGTTGGTCCAAGCGGTGCTGGTAAATCCACTATCGCTCGCAATATGTTTGGCGATATTTTGGAGAAGTCGGAAAATATCCAATGGTCTAAAGATAAATCCATTATTGATGATTTCCCTTCTAATTTGCCTATACGTGAAATTACAGAATTGCTATCTTCCGTAGGGTTTAGTTCACCGCCAGCGTGGTTACGTCCCTTTCACGCACTAAGTAACGGTGAGCAATTTCGTGTAACGATGGCGCGAGTAATTGCCGAAAATAAAGAACTATCCGTAGTTGATGAGTTCACTTCTGTTATTGACCGTACTGTCGCAAAGATTGGTTCGTCTGCGATTGCCAAAACAATTCGTAAGCGTAATCAAAAGTTTGTTGCGGTTGGTTGCCATTACGATATTGAAGAATGGTTACAACCTGATTGGATTTATCAACCCCATCTTGGCGAGTTCACTTGGGGGTCGGTTCAACCCCGCCCAGAAGTCAATGTTGAAGTCATATGGGCAAAGTATTCGGCGTGGAACACATTCGCACGTCATCACTATCTAACGGCTGATTTGAATAGGTCGGCGCAAATATATGTTGGGCTAATTGACGACCAGCCAGCGGTAATGACTGCCATTCTCCCTTTGGTTAATGCGCGGGTAAAAAATGCTAGGCGTATTAGTAGAACTGTTGTACTGCCTGATTATCAGGGTATCGGAATCGGTATGAAGTTTGTTGATGCGGTTTGTGGTGGATTAGCGGCGCAAGGGTTATCTACCTATACGACCACATCTCACCCTGCACGGGTTAGAGCATTAAACAGTAGTAAGAATTGGGAAATGATTAGAGAACCTTCACGGGTCGCCCAAAGAGGAAAAACTTCTGCTATTACTGGTCGGCTTGGCTTATCTCGTAGTCGAATCACAACTGGCTTTCGGTACGCAGGTATAGAACGCCCAGAAATTGCTAAAGTGTTATGCCCACGTCCCGTTACAAAGTAGTGCTATATTTAGTGAATACATAGGGAGTAGAGATGGCGATATACGAGTACGAATGTTCCAGTTGTCGGGAGATTACCGAGGCGGAGTTTCCTATTGCTATGGGAGGCGCACCAGCGATTATGTGTAAATGCGGTAAAGAGGCTGGACGTAAATTCTCCACGTTTGGTTTGGTCTTACGCGGTGGCGGTTGGGGAAGCAAACCATAATGACTTACGAGTTTTATTACATTCACTTTCAAGTTAATGGTATCTGGCGTTGCGAAGTGATAAGGAAATAACATAATGGCGGCTAAAAAGAGCAAACTAAATCCCGAAACGTTAGAAAAGGAAGCCAAAGTCCTCGAACTAAGGCGTGGTGGTTTAACGTTCGACATGATTGCTAACCGTTTGGGTTACGCAGGTGCTAGTGGCGCATATAAGGCATATCAAAATGCGTGTAACCGAATTGTGTATAGCGAGGTTGTAGAAACCCGCAAAATGGAAATGGACAGACTGGACGTTGCGCAAGCGGCTATATGGAATCAGGTAGTTGCTGGTGATTTACCCGCCGTTGTAGCGTTAATTAAGATTATGGAACGCCGCGCAAGATTACTTGGTCTTGATGCGCCTACTAAGTCGCAGGTTGAGGTGAATGTATATGACGGAGCAACTATTGACGCAGAAGTCCAGCGCCTCGCCTCTCTCCTTGATGGTGGCGCGCAGAAGACTTTGGACGCATAACTTAGCCCGACCAGAACAATTACCAGTCGAAGGCGATTGGAATACGTTACTGCTATTGGCTGGTCGTGGTTTTGGTAAAACACGTACTGCCGCCGAATGGTTAGCGTGGCAAGCAATTTATTATCCAAAGACACGGTGGGCTATTGCCGCGCCTACACACGCAGACGCAAGAGATACGTGCGTTGAAGGTGAATCCGGTATTTTGAATATCTTAAAAGAATATGGCGTGTTAAAGGATTACAACCGTTCCATTAGCGAAATCTTTTTAATTAACGGTTCGCGTATGAAGTTATTCTCTGGCGAAGAACCAGACCGTTTTCGTGGACCACAATTTCACGGCGGTTGGTTTGATGAGTTAGCGGCATTTAAGTATCCAGAAGCGTGGGACCAATACCAATTTGGTTTGCGATTAGGCAACCACCCACGAACCATTGTTACCACTACGCCTCGTCCGACCAAACTGATTAAAGATTTGATTAAGCGAGAAGGCGTACAAGTAGTGCGCGGTTCTACTTTTGATAATGCTAAGAATCTTGCGGCATCTGCGCTCGCAGAATTGAAATTGCGTTACGAAAACACACGATTAGGTCGGCAAGAGTTATATGGAGAAATCCTAGATAACGTTGAAGGCGCATTATGGACTAGGGAAATGATTGAAGGCGCTCGCGTTGATTCTGTACCGCCTTTGGTGCGTATTGTGGTTGCGGTTGACCCTGCGGTAACCAGTAACGCTACTTCTGATGAAACGGGAATTGTGGCGGCTGGTGTGGCGTCAAATGGACATTATTACGTTCTTGATGATAAATCGTTACGCGCCTCTCCTGATACGTGGGCAAGAGTGGCAGTTAATTTATATCAAGATAGAAGCGCGGACAAAATTGTTGCTGAAACCAATAACGGTGGCGATATGGTGATTATGCTAATGAAACAAGTTGACCCAAGTATTGCGGTAAAGAAGGTAACCGCCACTAGAGGCAAACAGTTACGCGCCGAACCTATTTCCTCTTTATACGAACAAAGCAGAGTTCACCACGCTGGTTACTTTGAACAATTAGAAATGCAAATGTGCGAATGGACGCCAGATAGTAATGAATCACCAGACAGATTGGACGCGCTGGTTTGGGCATTAACGGAACTAAATAGCGGAGGTGCTAGTATGCTCGCACTTGCGGCTATGGCAAATCTTTGTACCAATTGTGGTATGCCTTCGCCTAAAACCGCTACTATTTGTACCAGTTGTGGTACTCAATTTGAAAGTAAGGATTAATTATGGCTCTAGTTCACAGTTTACCAATAGTCAAAACAGTTGCGACTCAACTTCTTAAAATGCCTACTGGCATTCCTTACACAACCGTAACTATTTACAACGGTTCTGCTGCTTCAATTTTTGTTGGTGATGCATCTTTGACAACTTCTGGCGCAAATAAAGGTATGACTATTGCTGCTGCTTCAAGTTTAGTTTTGTGTCTTAATGCTAATGATGCTCTTTACGCAATTGCTGCTAGCGCAACCGCAGCAGGAGATGTAGTAATTCTTTACTCAGGTATCTAAATGCGTAGAGGAATTTACGGCGTAGTAAGCCAACCAACTAGCGCACCTGCTTTGCCTAAACCCGCAACTGTTCAATATCTTGTAGTAGCAGGTGGCGGTGGTGGTGGAGTTAATATCGGTGGTGGCGGTGGCGCGGGTGGACTTTTAGCAAGTAGTTCATTTGCGGTAACTGGTTCAACGCCATACACACTTACTGTTGGTGCTGGTGGTGTTGGCGATAATGTAAGCGGTAATTCCACCAACGGAAATAATTCTGTATTTGCTAGTGTTACTGCAATCGGTGGTGGTGTTGGTGGAACAGTAGGTGGAAATGGTGGTTCTGGTGGAGGCGTACGAAATGTTGGTACATACGGATTAGGAACTTCTGGACAAGGCAATAATGGCGGTACAGGCAATACAAATTACAGTTCAGGTGGAGGCGGTGGTGCTGGTGCTGCTGGTGGTTTGTATAACGGCGGTGTTGGTTTATCAAATTCAATAACTGGCAGTGCAGTTTATTACGCTGGCGGTGGAGGTGGTGGTCAAGGTCAAGCGTTAGTTAACGGTCCCGAGGTTCTCGGTCAAGGCGGTAATGGTGGAGGCGGTAACGGCGGTAATGGAAATGCGCTTACTGGTTCTGCTGGTACAACCAATTTAGGTGGCGGTGGTGGCGGTGGTGGTTGTTGTACGCAACCCGGAAGCACTTGCTTCTCTGGCGGTTCTGGCGTAGTAATTATTGCTTACCCAAATACTTATGCGCCTTTAACAATTAGTTCTGGTCTTGTATATGACCAACCTTCTCGTAGCGGATATAACGTATATCGCTTTACTGCTGGAACAGGAACGGTAACTTTCTAATGGCACATTACGCATTTTTAGATGAGAACAATGTGGTTACAGAAGTAATTACAGGCGTTGATGAAACGGATTTGTCTCAAAACTGGGAAGAATTTTATGGTGCTATCAAAAATCAAGTTTGTAAAAGGACTTCATATAACGGTAACTATCGTAAAAACTATGCTGGTATCGGTTACACATTTAGAGAAGATTTGAACGAACCAGATGGCGCATTTGTACCGCCACAACCTTTTGCTTCTTGGAAGTTAAGTAACATTACTTGTAATTGGAAACCACCTGTACCGCGTCCTGATGATGGTTTGCTTTATGACTGGAACGAAAAGAAATTAAAATGGGATTTAGTCCCTGCAAAGTAACAGATATTACGTATTGAAGGTATGCTTCTTTCAACGCTGAACCACGAGAGCAACAAGGAGATTAAATGGGTTTGTTAGACAGAATTGCGCAAAGAGTGGCAAACGAAATTGTTAAAGCACCTAATCTCCCCGCAGGTTCGGTAACTTTGAACGAAACGCAAATGCGTAACACAATGGGACAAACAACTTCATATGGGCAGTCAGATGCACTCCCACGTAATCCAAACCTTGCGACAGTTCCATTTGCGCCGGGTATGCCAATTATTCCGGGCGCAATTAACCCACCACGTGAAGACGGACGACCAGACCCACGCCGTTATGAATATCAAGTTGCGCAAAACATCAACATTACCGAAACACGTTTAACACCATTCAAAACATTACGTGCCGCCGCAGACCAGATTGACATTCTGCGCCGTTGTATTGAAGTAAGTAAAGCAAAACTACTTGGACTTGATTGGGATATTACTCTCGGTGAAGATAGTGCGGAAAAGATTATTACCGAAATTGGTGGTACTCGCGTTCGTGCTATGCAGACCGCACGTGATAAATACACCGAAGACATTAACCGTATTCGCGCATTTTGGGAACAACCAGATAAAGGCAACGGATTACTTTTTTATGATTGGTTAAATATCGCACTTGAAGAAATTTTGGTGCTTGATGCGTGGGCTATTTGGCCGCAAATGACCGTTGGCGGAGATTTACTGGGACTACAAATTCTTGATGGTTCTACAATCAAACCGCTTATTGACGATAGAGGTATGCGACCTCAACCACCATTTAGCGCATATCAGCAAATCTTGTACGGTTTCCCACGTTCAGAATTTACCGCACCAACAGAAACCGAAAAGGCAGATGGCGAATTTTCGTCTGATGAATTGGCATACTTTATTCGCAATCGCCGTTCAACTTCTGTTTATGGTTATGGACCAACAGAACGCGCACTCCCACTAGCAGATATTTACCTACGCCGTCAACAATGGTTACGTGCCGAATATACCGATGGCGTTACACCAGAATTGTTAATGAAAACAGATGCCAACTTTGGTGGTAATCCAGATTTGCTAAAGGCGTATGAAAACATTTTCAATAGCGATTTGGCTGGACAAACAGAACAACGTAAGCGTGTACGTTTGCTTCCCGTCGGTATGGAGCCAGTTCAATTTGATGGTTACGGCGAGCGTTTCAAAGACACTCTTGACGAATACTTGGTTAACAGTATTTGCGGACACTTTGGCGTTATGCCTTCCGAAATTGGATTTACACCAAAGCACGGTTTAGGTGGCGGTGGACATCAAGCGGGTCAAGCGGAAACTTCCGAAGTGCTTGGCGCAATCCCACTTGCTAATTGGGTCGGTAAAATGATTACTCATTTATCTTATGTGTTTCTCGGTATGCCACGTGAACTTGAATTTAAGTTTATGGATAGTGGTCGCAAAGATGAAGAAGGCGATGCTCGCGCCAACGACATTATGCTAAAGCAAGGCGCAATTACCATTAACGAAATCCGCGCAGAAGCGGGACGTTCACTTATTGAAACTCCAGAAGCGGATATGCCAATACTTGTTGCTGGCACAAACGCTTATGTAGTAACAGATAGCGGTTTCAAAGCAATCGCAGATGCGCCTAACGTTTCTGATGATGGCACGGCAATAGATAGTTCAGAGAAACCAGAACTGGAAAATGCGCCAGAAGAAACCGTACAAAATGAAGATGATTCAGATGCGGTTAAAGCACAACAGGAATTAAAACAATTCTTGCGTTGGTTGCGTAAATCGCCAGACCGTTCATTCCGTTTTCAAAATGTACCTGTTGTATATGCTGACGTGTTAAATAAATTTGTTAACACTAAAGATTACGATAGCGCACGGTGGTATGCTGAGCGTTATTTAGCGTAGGCGTACTATGGTTAAACAATGGAAGCAAAAGCAAACCGCTAAAAGACATTACGCCGCAAGGCGCGCAGAGTTAATTCGTACTGCGTTAGGTAAATCGGTAGATGCGGAAAAGGTCGTTAAAGATTTTTTAGCGATGCAATTTACTGGTTCTATTACCACCGAAGAAGGTCGTGCGTGGGCGCGTATTCATATACACCCCGATAGCAAACCATTATTTGATGCGCTCGCAACTTTGTATTCGGAGAGTTACGTACTTGGGCAAGATATTGCGATGCACGCTATTTCTAAAGCCAAAATTGTTAAAGCACCAACGATGCGCCAATTACAAAACTCACTCGGTATTGACTGGAAGAATTGGAAGCCCGGAAATCGTGCCGCCGCACAATTGGTTAAACCTTCTGGTGGATTACAAAGTTTGTTAGATAGACGTGGCGTAACCATTCAAGGTATTAACGGTACAACAATGGACAGAATTGGTACTTTGTTGGCTAAAGCGTTACAACAAGGCGTTGCGCCATCAGAAATAGCACCAGCAGTTGCGCATTGGTTGGGAGATGCGCAAGGCGCACGGGCTAAGTATCTTGAAGATAAATGGACTACTGACGTTGATAATGTGCTTACCGATAGCGAACGCGCTTTGATGATTGCGCAAACAGAAATGAGTAGCGCAGTAAGCGTTGCGGCACGGGAGTTATATCAGGATTCAGGCGTGGAACTGGTAGAGTGGTTAGTCGCTGACCCTTGTGATGAATGTCAAGAGAACGCAGATGTATCGCCTATCAGTATTGACGGTACATTCCCAAGCGGAGATACTGAACCACCAGCGCACCCTAATTGTGTTTGCGATTTAGCACCGTATGTTGTAGATACGCAAAACCTTGGAGAAGATGCGTTATCATCGTTGCTTGATGGAGAGGAATAATAAATGCCGTATCACATTGGCGAAAAAGGTTCGCACGGATGCGCAGGTTATCCTGTTATTAAAGATAGCGACAATTCTGTTGTAAGTTGTAACAAAACAGAACAAGATGCCAAAGACCATTTAGCGGCACTTTATATTCACGTGGTAAATGCGGAGAAAAGCGCAGACGGATATAGCCCACCAACCAGCGTAAGAAACAACGCACGGCGCGGTCTGGAATTGCGTAGAGAATTTAACCGAGGCGGGACAGAAGTAGGCGTGGCACGAGCAAGAGATTTGTCAAATGGCAAATCATTACCATTAGAAACAATCAATCGTATGGTAAGTTATTTTGCTAGACACGAAGTTGATAAGAAAGGAAAGGACTGGGGTAATTCCTCAAATCCTTCCGCTGGTTATATTGCTTGGCTCTTGTGGGGCGGCGATTCAGGCAAAGCGTGGGCAAACAGTATTGCTAACCGAGAGAAAAAGGAAAAATCAATGGCACTAACAGATTTTGCAACATCATACGCCGCAATTATTAAGCAAGAAAAACAAGAAGACGGAACTTTACTTGTTTATGGTAAGGCGACAGATGATGCGCTTGATATTGATAATCAAATTTGTGATGCGGGCTGGCTTAATAAAGCAATGCCTGAATGGTTTAAGACAGGCGGAAATATCCGTGAACAACATTCAAATATCGCCGCTGGCGTAGCAAAAGAATTGGATAGCAAAGCAGATGGACATTACATTTCTGCTCTTGTTGTAGATGCGTCTTCCATCAAAAAGGTAGAAGCAGGGGTACTCAAAGGTTTCTCAATCGGTATTCGCTCTCCACGAGTGGTACGTGATGAGAAGGCGGCTAACGGTCGCATTATTGATGGTCAGATTGTAGAGATTTCTCTTGTTGACCGACCAGCAAACCCTAATGCCAAACTTATGTTGGCAAAATCAGATGGAACGGAGTTAAAGCAAATGGAAGAAATGATTGAACAGGAACTTCCTGCTGACGCTGATAAGCCAACAGTTGAAGAAACACCTATTGTTGAAACAGAAACAGTACAAGCAGATGAAGCAAAGCGCGCTTATGGCGAATCCGCCGAAGTTGAATCTGATGAAGGTTCTGAATCTGGCGCCGCTGAAGAAGAAGTTGAAGAATCCGAGGGCAAAAAGCCTCTTGATAAAGCCGATTCAACCGACTGCGGTTGCGATGGTTGTAAAGAATGTGCCGCTGACGGCGGTTGCGAAGACAAAATGTGTAAAGGTCATATTGAAAGCAAAGACCAACATATGGAAGAAAAATCTGTTAACAAATGCCTTGAATGTGGTTGTCACAAGCCAGCGGATTCACACGGTTCTGCTGATGTAACAACTGCTGAAATGGTAAGCCCAACAGATACACCAAAGTCCGTTGACACTATCCTCCCACGCATTGATATTGCTGGTAACGATATTGCTGACCACGGAGATGAAGAAGAAGATTCTGATATTGATGTATCAGATAAGTCTGCTATTAGTGATGACACAGTAAGTGCTATCATTGAGAAAGCCGTAAAGAGTGCGACAGAAACTGTTGCTAACGAGATTAACGCATACAAAGATGCGATTGGTAAGTTAGAAGCAGAGTTAGCAACGGCATTGAATAAAGCAGTAGCAGGTGGACCAAAGCGTTCGGTGATTAAGACTGACATTCATCAACTTGGTGATTTGTTAGCACAAGCCGCCGATTATCGCGCAAAGTCTGCCGTATCCAGCGATAAAGATTTAGCGCGTGGGTACAAAGAATTGGCTGATGATTTTGAACTCAAAGCCAAAGCACTTCAAGCAAAATAATTAACTAACCTCTTTACGAAAGGAAACAAATGGCTCTTACAGCCCCAAAGGCTGCCGACCTATTTGGAGATGCGGTTTCTGCGAAAGACGCAGCAATCCGTATGGACGAATACTCAGCAGAATTTAACAAGTCTGTCGGAAACTCCGTAACAGACCCATCAGCAATTATGTCTATCAAGTCTGGCACCGCAACATTTGCGCAAGCCGCTGGCGACCCAGTTGCCTCACTTGAAGCACTAGCATCAAACAAGTCATTGTCCCCAGATGCCGTTGGCGCTCTTAACAACGCTCTCGCATCACAACGTCTTGCGATGCAGGATATCCAAAAGGATATTTCTCTTACATCACCACTTAGCACATCTTTCGCGGCGTTTGACCTCGAAGCACCTGCTAAGTTGCTTACACCACGCCCAACACCTCTCCGCAATAAGATTGCCCGTAAGAAGGGCGTCGGTACTTCACACCGTGTAAAGCGCATCACTGGTTACACTGGTACAGGTACAGGTGGACAAGGACAAATTTGGCCGGGTATCACCGAAACAACAACAAACACATTTGGTTCAATTGCTTACGAGCGTGGTCCAAAGATTTCTTACACCGCTGACGACCTAATCCTTCCTTACAACTCATACTCACTCTCAGATTCAGTATCGTTCGATGCTAACTTCTCAGGTATGGGATATCAGGACTTGCGTCAACTTTCTTCAACATCAACACTTTACGCAACAATGTTGATGGAAGAACGCATGATGCTTATGGCTCGCGGAAC